GGAGTGAATGAAATCTACTTCTCTGGAATAAACTTGGGTGGAGTGGGACAAGCTAGAATAGAATGGTATAATAGGTACTTAGGGATATAGGAGAGTAATATATGGCACAAACTTCGCAGCCTTGGGACGGGATAGCTATAGGCGATGCCTCACGAGCACGATATTCAGCCGATGAATGGGCTGAGATGTATCAGGATATGTTCAACTCAGATGTAAATCGAGGTGTTTGGCGTTCTCGTGGAAGTGAATTAGTAGGCACAATTCCTGGCGTAAATCAATTTAGGATAGCCTCTGGCGCAGCTTTGGTCAAAGGTAGATGGTTCAAAAGTAGTACTAATGAAGATTTTGCGCCTGCGAGTGCAACTGGTGGAAACTGGCGCAGAGATAGAATCGTCCTATCCAGCACTTGGGCGGATATAGCTAGTGCAGCGAGAGAGCCAGTGAATCAAACTGCACGGACGATCAAATTGATTCGGCTCATCAATCCCGTCGAAAATGCCGCTGCTCCAGGTCTGACTCAAAATGATGGAGTCCTTTGGGAGATACCGATTTATCGAATTCAAATTAGCGATGCTGGCGTCGTAACCATCCACGCAGATGATAGGGAGTTCCTCTTATCCGCTGCAGGTGCTGCTGGACTTTATGATGCTTATGTTTGCGTGCGCGATGTAAAGGCACAGAATGTGGATGGTGGAGATTTTACTCAAGGGGCTTGGCGAACGCGAGTAATTAACAACGAACAAGCAGATACAGCGGCGATTTGTACTATTGCTGGCAATCAGATTACTCTTGCCGCTGGAACGTATCGTTGTATGATTTCCGCACCAGCTCATCGTGTTGACTTCCATCAAGCCCGCCTTTATAATACTACAACTGCGGCCCTTTTGTTAACGGGTACTTCAGAGGTTAGTGAAGATTCGGCTTACACTACCAATAGATCATTTATTGCTGGACGATTCACTTTAGCTGGCGCACATATTCTGGAAGTGCAGCATCGATGTTCATTTACAATAGCGGTTACTGGATTCGGTCAAGCGAGTGATTTTGGAGAGGAAATCTATACCATCGCAGAGTTTTGGAGAGAAGTTTAGTTGATCCTGAAATCCTGGCCTTTGCCGCCTGAATTCACTTACGTCAGTCAATACTTTGGTGAAAATTCTGCGGATTATGCACCTTATGGTTTGGCAGGCCACGAAGGTTACGATTTCCCTTGTCCTGTGGGAACTCCCACCTTCGCCACCCACGATGGCTGGATAGACCCTCGATGGAGAGGTGAATACGGTGATTCCGTACAGGTGAATAATGGAGAAGGCTCTTTCACTCTTCATGCCCATTTAAGTAAGACTATCGGAATATACGGTAAAACGGTAGTAGCTGGTCAAATCATTGGAGAAACAGGTAACACTGGCAGGAGCACAGGGCCGCATCTCCATTGGGGTATCCAAATAAATGGTAAACCCAATCCTGGATATAAGAATTGGCTCGATCCTAAAGAATATTTGATAAAGGAAAATCTCATTATGCCGAGTAAACTAAGTTTTCAGATACAGCGGTGTGGCGATCTACGTCCAGGAAAGTCTGGAGAATGGGTGGTGCGCCACATCAAGGAAGCAGGAGTTTGGGCAGTAGTGCTCATCGACCCTGATGTATTGGGCACATACAACCCGTTCCCAGGCGTCAAAACGATGGGGCGATTAGTCTTCAGTGGCGATCCTGATTTGGCACTCATCAAGCGCGGGGCTGCGGGCGCACAGGAGTATGTCGCCATGTGTACTCCCAGGCAAGACGCTGTGCCCTGGATTCGGCTATGGCAAGCTCCTAATGAGCCATCCACAGGCGATTCAGAGAATCCAAACGACCTCGATCCTATGAAATGGCTCACTGAGTTTACGGTCGAACTAGTTCGCTTGAACCGTCAGAGGGGTATAGACACAGCGATTGGAGTTTTTGGAACCAGCCATCCGTCAGGGCCGAAAGCCGATCCTCTACCCACCATAGAGCGTAAGTGGCAGATATTCGGGCCTGCCTGCCGTGAAGCCGCTGTGTTAGCTTTGCATGAGTACGGGATGGACACACTCAATTCGACGCCAGAGAACGAATGGCATGTTGGCCACTACAAACGTGGGGTCAAGGCATTACAAGATGCTGGCTTTCGTGTACCTCCAATCTGGATCACTGAGCACGGCATTGATCGTGGAGGGGGAAAAACGACTGACGGATGGAGAGTCAAGCTGGGGGGCAATGAAGTTGAGTATATGCGCCAACTAGCGATGCGCGACATCACATACTCTGCAGACCCAATCGTTCAGAGTGTAGATCCTTTTATTTGGCTCGACTGGGATTGGCCGTCTTTTACTATTATAGAGAGCCTATCTACTCGCGTAGTATGGCACATCAAGAGTAAGGGCGCGTATAAGCCCGATGGAGGAAGCATGGATTTTACTACATCTGAGGTAACTCGATGTCGGATAGAATTGAATATAGTTCCAGCCACGATAAAGGCATCAGTCGAGCGAAACTATTTCTGGTTGAAGGAACTATACAAAGCTGGCGATCTCTTTGCCTTCGCTTTGGTATATGATTCCTCGACGAAGCGATATAAATCCTTGAAGCTGGAAACTCAACGCTGGCAAGTAGTTGCGGAGGTTAATTTATAATGGCAAGAATATGGATGAGTGGTCTTGAATCAGGGCATCGAGATATTTTCGATGCTAGTAATGCCAATGCCATAATAAGCGCCGCACAAACTCGCACGGGTGCATATTCTCTTTATATCCTCGCTGGTACTGGATATGTGAATTCAGCACTTCCTGCAAGTATTTCAGAGGTCTTTGTTCGATTTGGTATGCGTGCTGCTTTTGATAGTTACTATTTGCTACTTACATTATTCGACAATGTTGGTACTCCGCAGATTAGTTTAACATTGAATGAGCCTTCACATACCCTTGAGTTTAGGCGAGGTAGTTATGATGATGCAGTACTGGCCCGTGGCGGTGAGATTCATCAGAATCGATGGCATTGTATAGAGTTTCGTTTGGTCGTTGATAATGCGGCGGGAGTCTTTCAACTCAAAGTAGATGGCACGCAAGTCATCGATTTTGCAGGTGATACTCAAGCAACTGCCAATGCTAATGTTGCTAGTTTCAGGATTGGGTTTAGAATCATAACCAATGCTGCAGTTTGTTACTATGATGACATCGCCTTCAATGATGTTGCAGGTGGCGTGAACGATTCTTGGATTGGTCGTGGTGGAATACCAGCGGTATTTCCAATTGGTGTTGGTGCAAGTACAGATTTGGGTCTATTTCCCAACACTGGGGAGGCTAACTGGGAAGATGTGGCTGAAGTTCCTCCGAACGATGATACTTCATATGTCTTTGATGATCTCATCGATGACCACGATAGTTATGAAATGGATGACTTGATCGCTACTGGAACTGTTGCCGCCGTGCAATGGTTAGCCAGAGCCAAATCAGATCTCGTCGGCAATCCAGAGATCATGCGCGTTTTGCGTATTGGCGGTGTGGACTACGACGGTGCTGCGGATATAGCAATCGATGCTGATTACGATTACTACACCGAGATCCTCGATCAAGACCCCAATGCTGGCCCTGGAGCATGGACAGTGGCTGCTATCAATGGTATGGAAGCTGGAGTGAAGATACGATAATGACTAGATTATGGATGTCTGGATTGGAGGCTGGTTCTCTAGACGTTTTTCCGAGCATCGAAAACCTTGTAGCCATTTCTGCTGCACAGGCTCGAACTGGTAATTATTCTTTGCATATATTCAATGTTCTCGATAAAGCATGGACAGTTTTTGGGGGAGGCTATGTAGAACTCTTTCTAAGAATTGGTTTATACATGACTGGTGGTAGTGGTGCAAGGGATCGTACATTCTGTACTTTATGTGATATAACAGGAAATGACTTGCTGACTTTTCAAGTGCGAAACGCTGACAGTGTTATCTTAGTTAGGAGGGGAGACTATAACGATATATTGATCGCCAGTGGTGGCGTAGTGCCTACAAATGCCTGGTGTTGCATTGAAATACGCGCCCTCATAGACAATGCCGTCGGCATAGTGCAGGTTAGAGTTGATGGTGTGCAAGTCATTGACTTCTCTGGTGATACTCAAGCGGGAGCTAACAGTACAGCTTGGGTAGTAGTATGGGGAGCATCCCCTGCCGCTGGGAGTTTGGGGACTTATGTTTGTTATGGATATTATGATGACTTAGCAGTGAATAGTCCTTATGGAATCAGAAACAATTCTTGGCTCGGACTTGGAGGCATCATAGGTCTCTTGCCTAACGGTGCAGGTAACTACACTCAGTTAACGCCGAGCGCAGGAGCAAACTGGCAGGCAGTGAATGAAGTCCCTCCAGATGATGATGCGTCTTACGTTGAGAATGCCATCATAAACCAACGTGATACTTATGAAATGGAAGATTTGACCATCACGCCTGGAAAAGTCGCTGACATCGCAGCAATTCAATGGCTGTGTAGAGCATATAATACCGAAACACAAGGAGGAAACTTCGCTCGATTGCTGCGCTTGGATGGAATCAATTATCAAGGAGCTGATGTTGGTTACGATAAATCGTATGATTACCACCCAGAAATTTTAGAAGCAAGTCCTTCAACTAACCAGAATTGGACGGGAGATGAAGTTAACGATTTAGAAGCTGGCGTGGTGGTAAGATAGCATGGGTGATGAGAGACGAATTACCCAACTCTTGACCGAAGTCGATCAGGAACAGGACACAGATCGTCGAATCACCCAAGTCCTTGCCGAAGTCGATCAAGTTCAAGACACTGATCGCTTAATTACCCAAGTCCTTGCCGAAGTCGATCAAGATACTACTGAGGAGCGTAGAATCACTCAAGTCTTGCTCGAAGTAGACTACATCGAAGAGGATGCGCCACCTCCACCGCCTCCACCTGTTCCGCCACCAGTTGTAATCGTACCTTGCATCGTACCACCTGAATTGATGGGACGTTATCAAGTTATTCTCTTCGACCACGATGGAACACAGTTGGCATTATTCGATGATGCTGGTGGATTCGAGAGGCTAGAATACATTAAAAGCGTCAACGGTCAAGGACACCATAACTATGGCAACTTCCGTTTAGAAATACTCGGAATCAATCCTGCCGTCGATGATTTCTTGTTAGATCGATTCATTCAAATAAGGCGCAAATATCCAGACGGCCTATGGTATACCGATTTCGAGGGTTTTCATAGGCGGCACGAGTTCTTCGTCGATGACGCTGATAAAGAAATCTTCCGCTCTTTAGGTCCAGACCTGAAATCAATCGTCAAGCGTAGAATCATCAGACCAGATTTAGCAAGTGCCTTTTTTACTAGAACCGATGCTTTCACCGATATAATGAGAGAGTTAGCCCGTTATCAATTAGGTTCTTCAGCTTTAGATGGAGCGAGACAATTTGTTAACTTTTCCGTAGAAGCCGATACCAACCAAGGTGTCTCCCTTACTAGGGCTGTGCGCCATATAAACGTCTCAGATGAGTTGGAGATTCTTTCCGAACTTGGCGCAGATTTCGAAGTGGATCGCACAGGGAATACTCTTACTTTTCACGTTCATTATCCCAGGGTTGGCCTTGATCGTAGAGTTGGAAACGTCGATGGAAATCCGCCGACTATATTCTCTCTCCAGAGAGGAAATATGGTCAATCCTCACATCGTAACAGATAGGATTGCAGAAGTTACTATGTCCTATATCGCTGGAGATGGCATTGGGGTAGCTAGAGAGATCGTAGAACGTTTCAGTCTTTACGACGCCCAATTTGATTCTCCGTGGAATCGAATCGAGGCTTTCCTTGAGGGGTCGCAGAATATAAACACGGCTGCGCTAAATGCTATGGGCGATGCCTTCCTTATGGAAAATAAAGAGATGTTCACCTTTGAATTTCAGGCGATACCCACTGAAGGAACACTCTATGGAAGAGATTGGAATATAGGCGATTTGGTCACTGGACGTTATCGAGAAACTGATTATAATATTAAGATAGTAGAAGCACATATTCTCTTAGGAGATGCTGGCGAGGAAGTAAGGCCGACATTCTTATACATACCAGAGGATTTATTATAATGTCATCTATATTGCAGAAGACTATAAGAGACACACATCAAAGACTTCGTGCTCTGGAAACTAGAGAATATTCCCCAACTGAGGGTGATGCTGATGCCATCCACGATAATGTTGCAGGTGAAATCATTCTCATAGCTGAGAAGGTTGCTCCTGCAAACGCTGATGTTTTGGTTATTGAAGACAGTGCAGCAGCCAACATCAAGAAAAGGGTTCAAATAGTCAATCTTCCTGGAGGCGCAGACCCCAATGCTATCCATGTTAACGTAGCGGCTGAGATCGCAGGAATCGCACCGAAGGCTGTTCCTATCGCTGCTGACTTGATCGTTATCGAGGATAGCGCGGCGGCGAATATCAAGAAGAGTGTCCAAGTGGGGAACCTCCCAGGAGGTGCAGATCCCAACGCTATCCATGTTAATGTTGCAGCTGAGATCGCTGGAATCGCGCCGAAGGCTGTCCCTATCGCCGCTGATTTGATCGTTATCGAGGACAGCGCTGCGGCCAATGCTAAAAAGAGTGTCCAGATAGGAAATCTACCTGCTGGTGCTGATCCAATCTGGGCAATAGCAATGGGGGTGGCATTATAATGGCAACAATACCGCAACCGATAGCAATACCAATCGCTGCTGCTAACACGACTCTTTATACAGCTTTTGTTGGTGCTGCTACTACAGCCATGCTCGTCTCCCTAGATTTAACGAATACTACCGTAACTGACATTACTGTTGATTTATGGTGGGAAGATGACGATGCTAGTGAGATTGTCCTATTTGGTGATGACATTACCGTACCCGCCAAAGGTACATCTACTTGGAGGGGAATCATTACGATGGATTTGGCCGCCGAGAAGATACGAGCTATTGCTTCAGTGGTAGGCATAGATGCCATAGGCACTGTGATGGAGAGTTAAATGACAAAACAAGTTGGTTGGGCTTATCATAGAGACCATATCCCCATACCGCTGATGATCCCCTGGGCTACAGGGAGATTTTACACTAGTCCCCTGCATATGGATACAACTACAGGTGTAGCAACCGCAGGCTTCTTGCGGAGTATACCTATCTATGTCCCGAACCCCGCTGGAGTTATCGCTACTAGCATTGGCATTGAGATTACTGTAGCTGGGGCAGCGGGAGCTTTGGCACGATTGGGCATTTGTGATTGTACAGATGACTTCAGACCTGGAAAATTACTGCTGGACGCTGGCACAGTAACGATTGATGCAGTTGGTTTTCGTTCAATTATTATTAATCTTTTCTTGCGCCAAGGTTGGTATTGGTTAATATGGATTAATGATGTTGCGGCGACAGTTCGTTGTAATCGGTATGTTTATATGTTTGAGACAATAGGAGACGGATCGCCAATGTCAACGATTGTGTATCCTGGAAATTCTTATTTGGCAGGTTATGCAGATATGTCAGTAAGTGGCCTACCTGGATACTTCCCAATTGGAAACGCAAATTCAGTATACACCACTCTTTATTTGCGTGTTATGCTAGGAGTTTAAACATGAGTTGGGAATCACAAATTAGTTTAGGTAAAGTAATTTCTGGGATACCTCAACGTACTGGTAGTTACTATGGCAATCCACTCATTACAGCCTTAACGACGCAAGTTATGGTTGCCGACGTTTTCGATGCACACCCTTTCCTTGTGCCTGAAACCCATACTTTTACTTCGATTAACATTGAAACTACGGCGGCAGCGGCAGGTAAGTTTGTCCGTCTGGGAATTTACAATGATAACGATGGTATTCCAGATTCGCTCGTGTTGGATGCAGGAGCCATCAGTGTAGCCCTTCCGATTGGAGCCAAGTTCATTGTCATCAATCAAGTTCTTTTCGCGGGTTGGTATTGGCTGGCTATAGTTGGCGATGGTACTCCCACGCTACGTGCTGGGTCTAACACCAGTAGTCCATTACCTTGGCTTGGCTTCACCTCTGGCATAGATGTGACGTACCATATTGGATGGACAGTAGCACAAGCTTATGGAGCGTTGCCAGATCCATTTACTCCTGGTGGTACTCTTATGGCTACTCGTGTCATCAGAATAATGTTGGGATTATAAAGGAGTAGAGCATGAAAGACTTTGGATTGAAAATACTGGATTTATTAGAATGTTCGGTGATATTACAGGCTTTTATCACCATCGGAGTATTATCGGTTGGTGGTTTTATTTGGGTAGCGGGACGGCCCATGCCATCAGATTTGGAAAAGTTGATATTTATAGTTTTAAGTTTCTGGATGGGCAGCAAGACCCAATTTGCGGTAGATCAAAATCGCGCTGAAAGACTGAATAATCAAATCGAGTAAGAATAAAAAGCTTATGTTTGGAGACGCTTTTTCAGATCTTCCAAGAATGCTGGGCCTAGAACAGCCTTTTGCATATTGATCTTCTTCGTCAAAATAGCCTCTACCAAATCGTCCACTGTGTTTGGGCAGTAGAGGCTTATTATGTGTACTTTTTGAGTCTGGCCACCTCGATGCAGTCGATCCTCAGCCTGTGTTTGCTTTTCAGGATTGAACCATTTATCTACAAAGATGGCTATATTCGCTCCGACCAAGTTTAGTCCCACACCACCAGATTGAAGGGTAGCGACTAAGACCCTTACCTCACCTGTGTTTAGTCTTGCCTCTTCCTGACTTACTTCTTCTGAAGTCATTCCACCCCAAATTCGTGTATGAGAAACTTCTGCTTTGGTCAAGCGTTCGCACAGGGCTTCTACAGTCTTCCTAAACGCGGTGAATATAACGATAATGTTATCTGTGCCGAGAACAATATCTAAGGCAGCGTCGAGTTTCCCGCTTTCGTCGGGCAGGTCAAAGTTCGCAGGTGTGCTTAGGATTTGACGAAGGCGAGTAATCATGGAGATGACGTTCACAGCGTAGAGTTTTTTCGTCTCTGAAAGCTCAATATAAAATCGCTTCGCCATATCGTCGTAATGCTTTTCTTGTTTAGGTAATAGTTCTAGAGAGATCGTCTGAAATAGTTTCTCTGGCAGGAAAGGCATCACCTCTGCCTTCGTCTTCCGAATCATCCTGGGGGCTAATTCACGCCTGAGCAACTTGGGTCGCTTTACGCCTATGATTTTCCTGGTTCCCCAATAATCTTCTGAATAGGAAACGTAAAATTCAAAAAATCGCCAGAAACTGGTGTATCGTTCTGGCTCTATGAAGTTCAGTAGCGACCAAAGTTCGGAGGGATCATTTCCGAACGGTGTTCCCGTAAGGAGGCAGCAATTCTTGAACGCCAGTTGCTTGGTTAGGTAGGCGATTTGGGTTTTTCGATTTCTGACAATTTGTGCTTCATCGATGACGAGCCAGTCCCATTCGGTTGAGAAATAAAGAGATCGTTCCCTGAGTGCTCTAATATCGAATTGCTGTGTCTTACCTCTTTGCCCGATTGACTTAGCCTCGGCACGGAGTTGAGCGTAGTTAGCAATGAGCCATCCACCATCATAGGTTGAAAGTGTATCTCTGCGATCTTTCGTTTCAACCACAGTGGCGGGCTGATCTGGAAACGCCGTCCAAGAACTTTTTTCATTTTTCCACCAAGTTTTCAAGGAATTTGGACAGATCACGAGCACCTTGTCATTTTGGGTGCTCTCCTCTACTGCTATGATTGCTGTAGCTGTTTTACCCGTTCCCATGTCGGAGGCCAGTAAAGCTCGTTTCGTTTTGACAATGAAATCGGCAGATACTCTTTGGAAGGGCCACAATTTAATAGCATTTGGATGAAACAAGGAAACATCGTCTCTTAGTAATAACTGTACCCTAGAGTTTTCTTCATCGATTGCTTGCCTATACCATTGTTTTGCATTCTGATCGAGAGGAGTTTTGGTCGCCCAATAGATGGCCTCGCAGAGTCTCTCATCAAGGGGGACTACGACTCCTCTATCTGTCCTTTTTACCCCTGTGATCTTTTGGAGCATATTCCATGTTGGTGTAGCTGCGGCTCCACTGATGAACAACTTTGGGGTGTATTTTGCAGTTCTAGGTAGGAGTTTTATCATTCAACTTTTCTCTGACTTCATGGATTCTTTGCCAACGCGCTTTCTGTGCCTCACTCATTTTGCGTTTGGTCTCCATGCTATGCTGTTTCTTTTGATTTTGATTGCCCATCTTTGCTGCACTAATTTTTGCACATGTTTCTGCACTAAATTGCCTACCTAGCTGTGCTACACTAATTTTTGCACGTGTCTCCTCGCTGAGAGATTTTCCATAATTAAGATTCCGCTCACCAGTCTTCGCTTTACTCATTTTCATACGCGTCGTCGTACTATGATATTTTCCAGTTTTTGCTGCGGCCATTTTTTGACGCGTCTCTGCATTAGGATGCTTACCGTACATAGGATGTCGTGAGCCAGTATTTGCTTTGCTTATTTTAGCACGCGTCTCTACACTTCGTCGCTTGCCGATAGTTGCAGCACTAATTTTCGTACATGTCTCCTCAGTGGGATGACATCCTAATGTGCTTCCTGCCGTTGGAGAGATATTATATTCGGGCAAGAGCATATCCAGATAATACTGTTCATGCTTAAGCAGCATCTCAGAATCTTCAACATATTCCAGGACATCGAATATAAATGCTCCCTCGCCAGATTTGTCGAAAGCATTCTGGAGATGAGGATTGAAATGTTCACCATGACGCAGACTACCTAGATGTCGCAGCCATCTTTGTCGGAGATTCACAGCACTACCAATGTAGTATTTTCCATCTAATGTATTCCTAATCTGATAAATGCCACTACTCATCATTTAGCCACCATCGAGGGATCTCAGAACTATAACGCTCCAGATATTCCTCAGTATCACCCCGCTCTGAGTAAGTAAACTCTTCGGCGATTATCCGACTCACGTCTTTTGTCCTCTCATATAAATCAAATTGACATAATTCTCTGTAGTCACAGCGGAAAGAACAATCCTCCTGAAATGACCTCGGAAGATCAGCCATCGAGGTGCTATCTGGCGGTAGGACTCTGCAACTGATTATAAAGTTCTTGTTTCGAGAAATCAAATCGGTTTCGCTCACCTCTTCAGAGAATCTAGCAAAGGTAGGCG